CATTGCAGCCGTAAACCCTGACAAACAGCGTAAGAAGCCAGCAATATTCCATCCCGGAACCAGAATAGAGAGAATCAACTAATATGTCTACTTCACACAACCCGTACGCACCGCGTGTAAAGGCCCCAGAAGCCGCTGTAGAAGCCGAAAAGACCGAAGAGGTCCAAGAGTCCGTCGAGACCGCCCCAGAGCCTCAGGGAGTACCTGACGGCCCTGCCGCAGAAGTTCTAGAATGGGTTGGCGACGACAAGGACCGCGCCAAGAAGGCACTTGAAGCTGAGGAAGCAGGCCAGCAGCGTGTAGGCCTCACCAAGAAGCTCAAGGAACTAGCAGAATAAGGTCACCATGCCTGAACTAAATGACATAATTGACATGGCCCAACACTTGTTGGACACAATCAATCGCGTCTACGCAGATGCAGGCCTTGAAGCCCCTGACCGCCAGTACTATGTTATTGGCGGTCAGGGACAGACAGTGCATGATTGTGAACAAGTAACAGTATCTTGGGACCAAGCATATTCGGGAATCCCAGCTAATGAAGCGGCAGTACCTGTCGTCTGCGATACCATGCACACAGCAAGCTTTATTGTGGAGGTTGTTAGAAGGGTAAATACCGCTCGAACACCGGAAGACCCGATGGCATTGCCAAATCAGCAGACTACAAAAAATCTCCCCGGAAGATACGCAGGCGGAACGCTTGGACAGGCCGAAGTACCTACGCCTGAAGACTTTATTAGGGAAGCGCGAGTACAAATGCAGGACGCGATCCTGCTTTTGAGGGCTGGGCTTTTGGCTGGAGAGTCTACAACTCTTGGTACCTCCATTGTTGATGTCTCCGCAGGCTCTCCAAGTGGCGGCTATCAGGCCACCATCATGAATTACACAGCAGCATTCGGCTTCGACCCGATGATGATGCTGTAAATCATGGCCACATTTCATCCTGACCGCACAGCGATGCGGCACATGCTACGTGGTCCGGGTGGGCTGGTATACAACGAGATACACAAGCGCACCCGACGCGCTAATACCTTTGCAAAGGCACAGGTAGGTAAGGATACAAGAGAACTTTACCGTTCCATCAGTTACAGAATTACCGCTGGATCAGGGAATGTTCTAGGCGTGGTAAGTGCAAATAACAAAATTGCGCTCATGCACCACAATGGTACGCGTCCGCACATCATTGCGGCTCGTAATGCACAAACACTGCGCTTTAAATCTCGTGGTAAAATAGTATATGCAAAGGTTGTTCGTCACCCCGGAACTCGTCCAAACCGATTCCTCACCGACAGCCTTCACAAAGTAGTTTAATTGACGCTAATTAAGGAATGACATGGCAGCACGCAGAACAGTAAAGTCTTTTACCTCTTCTAAGGAAAAGGCAGTTGTAGCACCGATTGAGTTCGAGCTTGAGGGTGAAACCTTTGAAGCTTACGGACAGGTTCCCGGTGCGGTACTCTTGGAGTTTATCGCCGCATCCGCAGGAGAGGACTCCAACGGAACAGCAGGCGCAATTCTCGCCTATCTGAAGAGTTCCATGAATAAAGAGAATCACAAGCGATTCGACACGCTAATCCATGATCCTGAGAAGGCCATCGAGCTACAGGTCCTTGCCGATATCGTCGCCCACCTTGTAGAAGAGCGTTCTTCGCGCCCTACCGAGTAGTCATAGGCGTTGGTCAAGATTTCTTGAGGTGGTGGCCGTATCATTACGGCCACTATCTTCTTGAAAAAGGTATTGACCTCTTGGAACTGTTCAACACACATGATACCCAGCAGGTATTCGATATGATCGATAGCCTGCTCATTACGGACAGTGTCTATGACGATGCAAATGAGGGTAGAGTTGTTAAGCGCCGTGCACAGCTAAACAAAGAATATGGTAGAATAGGTACTGCCATAGATGACGATTTCGCTGCAAAGAACGGCGCAACCGGGGCACTTGATGAACTTGAACCTAACGAAGACGGCTCCCTTCCGGGACTCGAAGGTATCCCCATGATGGGCGAGTTCTCTCCCCACCCCGAATAAGTCTATGATGAAAGTGAAGTGGTTTGGTTGGCCATTATCGGTAGTGCGTCTATCCAAATCCGCGCAGACGACAAGTTTTTTGAAGCGGATGTACAACGCGCAGTCAAGCGCATCAAAAATGTTGCTATCCAGCTAAAAGCTGACGTAGACCTCACAAAAGCCTCGAAGAAAATCCGTGATCTTAGGTACCGCATCACTTCCAAGGATGCGGTACTTAAGATTGACGCAAACGTAGCCAAGGCAGAAGAAAAGCTGGCACGTCTTCTCGCTAAGTTCATCGACAAAGACTTGAACTTCAATGTGGTCGCAAACACACAAGGCGCAAACACTGCCTTGCGCCAACTTGACGAACGCTATAGAAATAGAAGAATCCCCTTCACCGCGCAAGCTGACACTGCCGCTGCGCGTGCGCAACTAGCATGGGCCGCTCGTAACCGCAGTGTGGGATTCACGGCGCACCTTGACCCGTCCACACGCAGGGCACTCCAAGGTATGTTCAATACCTTGACAGGAACTCTTCCGTTTGAGAAGATCAAGGGTGCCATTACGGGTATGGCTGCTAACTTTGAAGGCCTTGCCGTCAAGGGTTCCGCAGCAGTCGCCGTGATCGGTAACCTCGCTGCTGAGGTTCTGACCTTGGGTGCCAACATCCTGAGTATCGGTGGTGACGTAACCCAGCTTGTGGGACTCGCCGCCCTGCTCCCTGCTGCCTTCGGGTCGATGGCCTCTATGATGGTCGTCAACAAGATGGCATGGAATGACTTTGGTGATGCCCTCACAGGGACCGGTAAGAAAGCCTCCCAAGCACTAGCTAAGCTCAACCCTATCGCAAAAGAAGCTGTACTGGGACTCAAGGGAACATGGACCGCGATCCAGAAGCCTGTCCAGAATGCCTTCTGGACCAAGATGGGCACCTCCCTTCAGGACACCGTTCATAAGCTCCTGCCGTCCCTAAAGACTGGTCTCTCCGGAATTGCAAGCTCCATGGGTGGGCTTACAAGGGAGACCCTTCTAGCATTCGGTAAGCTCTCTGACGGAACCCTCAACAAAATGATGGGGAACCTTGCCAAGGGTCTTTCCAATCTCCAGCCAGCAGTCCAGCCGTTTATAGGCGCACTGAACACGCTCGGAGAAGTCGGTACCACTTACCTCCCTCAGTTCGGTACATACCTTGCGGACGCCTCAAAGCACTTCGCCAGCTTCATCGACAACGCTGAGAAGACCGGACAAATCAACGTCTGGATTGAAACCGGTGTTAAGAGACTACAGGAACTTGGCTCAATTGCCAAATCGACTGCCGGATTCTTCACAGGTCTGACCAATGCTGCCCGAATGTCAGGGGCACCGGGACTCACCGAAATGGCAGCGGGTATGGAGAACCTTGCCGCCGTCGCCAACGACGAGCCTTTCCGTTCCCGTCTTGTTGCCATCCTTGAGGGTGCCCGTGAGGGTGCCGAAAAGCTGGGTGCAGGCTTCAGGACGCTGACCGATTTTGTCTCGAAGTCGGCACCGGCTATTGGGCTGTTCCTTTCTGCTGCCGGTAGGGTCGGCCAGCTTACTTTCGAGAACATCACCGGACTGTTTGACGGCACCGGCCTAGGCAGTGGCCTCATGGACGCTGTTGGTGGTCTTGGGGATGCCATGGAGTTGATGAAGCCCGGATTCAAGGACTTGGGGTCGCTTCTTGGTGACCTCGGAGAAATCGCGGGTGAAGTCCTCCGCAACATGGCTCCCGGCCTAAACCAGCTTTTCTCTACACTTGGTGGCGTAATTGCTGGTTTCAAGGACGGCGTCATGAACGCCATGCCTGTCTTCAACGAGTTCATTCAGGCTATGATGGGTCTGGCTTCTGGTCCAATTGTAGCCCTCGCAGAGACACTTGGCAACCTCCTTACTGGCTTCTCACAGCTTCCCGGAGGAATCCAGACTGTCATCATGTCCATCGGGCTATTCCTGCTCCTGAAGCCTAAGCTCATGAACATGTTCACCGGCTTCGCGGCATCAGCTTCCTCAGCATTCAAAGGACTCGCTACCACTGTGGATTCCGAAGGCAACCGCACTTCTACCGCCTTCGGTAAAAACATGGACAAGATTAAAACCGCGTGGGGGTCTGTAAGCACGGCCTTTAACAACCCTAGTGTAGGTAACGGTCCCGTCCGACAAATGGACAGGATTGCGGCAGGCGCGGGGCAGGTTAGGAGTGCCCTAGGGACCACAGCTAACCAAGGACTCCGTGGTGCCGCGAACGGTGCCATAGGTCTGCTTGGTGGCCCATGGGGTGCCGCGCTTGCTGTTGCCGCTGTCGGTATCGGTATCTTTGCCGAACATCAGGCAAATGCCAAGGCTGAAGTTGACGCCCTTGCTGGTGCTTTGAACCAGCAGACCGGAGCCTTTACCTCTGCTGGTAAGGGTCTGGTAATGGACAAGGTAATGGATGTCAAGGCGAACTGGTGGGACGACTTCAACCGTCTTGGTCAGAAGAACATGAAGGAGTTGGTGGCAGCAACTCACATGAATATGACTGATGTCGCCAACACGCTGGGTGATCCGAAGGGTAGGGACGAATATCTCAAGAACTGGGACGCGCTCGTAAATGCCGCCGGTGAGGGAAATGATGTCACCGACCAAATGGCAGCTTCTGTCCATATGACGAAGGAGCAGTTCGCAGGTCTCTCCGAGATAAACCTTCAAGACATCAACGGCCAGATGAAGAAGGGTGCCGAGCTTGCAAAGCAGGCCGAAGAGAAGGTCAAGGGTGTCGCTGATGCAATGCAGGTCAACACCATCGTTGCAGGCCAGTTGTCCAAGAACTATGACATCCTCTCTGACTCAACGTCAAGTGCGGATGCAAAGTTTGGTGCCCTAAAACAGAACCTCGACCTACTCAACGGTAGCCAACTCACCGCACGTGCGTCCAGCCGAGATTACCAGCAGAGTTTGGCGAACACTGGCGACGAAATCAAGCGCCTTGTCACCGAGAACCATGGAGTCATCGACTCCACTGGTAAGATCGATGCTGCCTTCCGTAACACTCTTGTGAACGCGAAGGGCCAGTTCTCTGACGCCACCCAAGGCTCACGAGACTTCTCCATTGCCATGGAAAGCTCCGCTGACGCTATCCTGAAGCAGGGTACCAACGCACTCCAGCTAGCCCTACAGGCAGGCGACAGCCTTCCAGACGCACAGGCCAAGGCGCTTGCCGCCATGGACGCTCCTATGGGTGCAATGCGTGCAAACCTCTCCAAGCTTGGCTTTGACACCGAGCAGGTCAATGGTATCATGAAGTCGCTGGGTCTTGACCCGGACAAGCTTAAGGGTGCCCTTTCAGTCGATACAGCCAAGGCTCAAATTGACATTGCCCGTACAGCACTGGCCGCTGACGCATTCTCCAAGGGTAACTACACCGCTGTACTGGCCGCTCTCCCTGACGAAGCCAAGAAGAAGATCGGTGAAGCTACCGGAACGGCTGAACTGTTTGCCAAAGGTGACTACGAAGGTATTCTTAAGGTTCTTGACGAGACTCCGGGTAAGCGAGAAGCTGCTTTGGCGGCATTCCTCAGCTATGATGGAACAGAGTGGTGGTCCTACCTAAAGGCCCACAACCTCATCCCGGATGAAGTCCTAAAGGCTAACAAGGACGTTGAAGGGCTTATCCCTGAGAAGACCCTTCAACTCAAGGCCCAAGACAACGCAAAACCTATCTTGGATGGCCTTAATGCCTACATTCTCGGTGACAAGAATTCCAAGCTCACCGTGGACGATCAGATTACTGCTGTCCTCGCAAGGGTGAACGGCTCGCCGCTTACGGATAAGGACAGCCAGCTAACCACTCGGGACCTTGTTTCAGGGGTTGTTGATCAGGTCAACAGCAAGGAAATGAAGGGTAAGCTCAACACGCTTCAGACTTCGGACCTTGTTTCCCATGTGATGGATATTGTAAACGCGAAGACCCTTAATGGTAAGTCGAACACGCTTACCACTAAGGACCTTGCAAGCATCGTTGTTCACGCCGCTAATGAGGTTGTTCTCAAGAACAAAGAGAACACCCTCAGCACTACTGTCCGAACCATCTTCCAGACATTGGGGCAACCACCATCGGGCATAGCTAGAGCCGCTGGTCCACAGGCAGCCGAACAGGCTAATGGTGGTGTTTGGAGCGGTGGCGGTATCCAGAGATTCGCCAATGGTGGATTCAGTCAAGCAGTAAAGGCGTTTGCAAGGGGCGGACGCGAAAATCACGTTGCCCAAATTGCAAGAGGCGCATGGCCTGCACGTGTGTGGGCCGAACCGGAGACTGGGGGAGAGGCCTACATACCTCTCAGCAAGGCAAAGCGCCCCCGCTCTTTGAAGATTCTTGAAGAGGTCGCCAAGACGTTTGGCATGTCTCTCTTCAAGATGTCTTTCGCTAACGGTGGAACAACTGGTGGAAGCCCAGCCTCATCGGCTGGATCATCCTTCAGTGCTGCCTCCAATGGTAAGGTACCTGCTGCCCTTCTGTCAAGCATCTCTCACAGCCTGCTAAACAATGGCGGCGGACTGAACAACATTGGTCAGAACATTGTAGATGGTATAATTGGTGGTGTCAATAACAGGCGCGGTGATGCTGTTGTTGCCATGGAAAACCTCAGTGACGACCTTGAGAACACCGTACGAACCAAACTCGACATCCACTCTCCGTCCAAGGCATTCCTTGCACTCGGAAGGTACATCGTTGATGGTCTTGCTGTTGGTATCAAAACCAACGCTGGCATTGTCTACAAGAACATGGATACGCTGATCAACCGAATCTACATGGCTAGTTCGGACGTTGCCAAGGCAACGGGACGAAGCACGGCCAGTTCTCTAGCCCTGCTCAGGTCCCAGAGGACGCTCAGTGCAGAGTGGTCAAAGATAGCTCCGAAAACGTTCACGGACGCTATCGTAGACTACTACCAGAAGACTGGAAGCACCGGAAACCGCACACTAGCTGATATTGTCCGCGCTCGTGATGACGTTACCTTCCGTCTCGGTCAGGCTAACGAGCGTCTGAAGACTCAGAACGCGGACTACGCCAACACCGTCAAGGATGTCTCATCCAAGATGAACAGCGAGTTCAAGCTGGGAACGAATATCCTCTCGGACAGCCAGCCGTACGTCCCTAAAATGAAGTTCGAAGATGTCAAGACGTACGCCACTGGTGTGCTAGGCCGTCTCCGCTCCTTCAACTCCAAGCTCCAGAAGCTTCGCAAGGCCGGGGTCGCTCCGGCCCTCATTAACGAGGTCGCTCAGCTAGGGTCCGCAGAAGGCAGCGCCATGGCTGACGCTCTGCTCGACGGTAGCAGCAAGGACATCCAAGGTCTGAACGCGGATGTAGCGGCCATAGCAGGCATTTCGAACCAGATTGGCGTCTCTACCGCAGACGGCATGTATAAGGCCGGTCTGGACGCCACCAAGGGTCTTGTAGCGGGTCTTCTGAAGGACCAGTCCTCCTTGACTCAGGCGGCTACCCAGATCAGCAACAGGCTCATCAACACGGTCAAGAGTACCCTCGGTATCCGTTCTCCATCCCGTGTGTTCGCTCAGCTTGGGCGATACACTACAGAGGGCTACATTGTCGGTCTAGACCAGATGCAGCCGGTTCTCGACCAACGTGTGTCGGCGCTTGTCAATCCTTCACCGCGCAGGAGTAGCTTCAACGGATTCAAGGGTGCCACAGGTACCACACCCGCTGTGGCCCCCACAGCACAATCCGCAGCGGCTCCGACCATTGTCACCAATGTTTACCCTTCTCAGGGTCTGAACGAGACGCAGGTAGCCAACTCCGTTTCGGAGAACATCTACTGGCGACTATCTACCAAAATTTAGGAAATTATGTACCTCAAAACTGACAGAATCATAGTGACGCTGAAGGGCATCAATTTCCGTTCCTACCGTTTGGGCGGTACGGGCGAGTATGTACTCGACCCTACCGCCCTTACGGGGTGGGACGACGGAGTGAATGTCCGCAGAAATGCAACTGTACGCCCCGTCTCAAATGGTGACTTCAAGGAGCCATACACTTTTTCGTCCCGACTTATTGGTATCTCGGGTACTGCAATTGCCGCAAGCCGTGGAGAGCTTCAGAGAATGCGCGATGCTCTGGCTGGAATCCTAGCTGACGGCGAATATGCAGATATCAGCGTAGAGACCAGCGACTCAACTCGGTACGCTGTTGTGGGCCTTGAAAAGTCGCTGGAGTGGACACAGCAGCACGATAGGGTTGCGGTGTTTCGTCTGGAGCTTTATGCTCCGGACCCGCATATCTATGGTTCGGAGAGGACTGTAACACTCGGCGCTACAAATGACGTGGGAGGCGGTCTGATCTACCCTATCTCGTACCCGATAAGCTACAATCCGCAAGGCCTACTGGAGTTCTCTCCTGCATTGCGTAATACGGGTAACGCTTTTGCGTGGCCTAAATTTAAGGTTACGGGGGATTACTACTCTGGGTTTACTCTCACCGATGGTGGGGACAACAAAGTCACCTACAGTGGCATGGTCAGTAGCGCTGCTCCGGTGGAGATAGATATGGGTAGGGGAACTGCAATTCAAAACGGTACTGACAAAACGGTACTGATCTCTGAACGGGACTGGTTCGGTATCCCACCGGGAGAAACAATCAAACCACAATTCAATCCGCTTCAGAGCGGTGTTGGCTGGTGTGATATAATCATTAGAGATACTTTTATCTAGTAGAAGGAACGACAAAATGACTTCAGGTTGGGGCGTAGATGCCACTGTCTCAGGCGGTGTAGCGACATCTGGAACAACAGCATCGGATGTTCGCAAGGTATGGGGTGCTCTTTATTCGAAGGGTATCGTCAGCGGGTGCAAAATCACACGAAGCGGCTCGGCTATGACTTATACAGTCAGCAGCGGGGTAATAGCTATTTCGACATCAAGTGGGCAAGTGGTCATGGCCCCCGTCCAAGGCGTATCGGTGACCGCGAGTAGTCCGCCCGCATCAGGTACCCGCGTGGATGTGGTATTTGTTACTCAGAACCAACCGGGTGACGGTGACTCCGATGTTTCTGTACGTGTTTTGTCCTTTGCGACCACAGGGGCAGTTGTCCTGCCGGATTGGTCTCAAGAAATAGGACGTTTCACGGTGTCTGCGGGGCAGTCAGGCTCTAACGCAGCCACACAAATTGGAGATGTTATCTACTCCATCCCATACGGTGGCACTCTAGGTCGTCTCCATTACTGGCAGAACAAGTATGATGGGGTGCTTACCAATCCGCTGAAGCGAGAGGGCTACGGAACTTTTGATCTGCCTACAGATAGACTTGTCAGGTTTACCTACCGTGCAGTTCTGAGTGCCCAAAATGCGGCTGGGTTTGATAACAGTAAATACTGCGAGTATGGGTACATCTTCAACTCCGACCGCATCGGCGGCTCTGGAGACTTTATTATTCATACCACTCCGGGTCTACACCAAGCTTGGGGAACATATGAGTTCAACTCTACCATTATTCTCCCTGCCGGTAAGAACACAGTGTCCATGGCAGGGGTTAGGACCGTTGGTCCGGGTACTGTGGTACAGCATTATGGTACGGACGCTATGGGATATGGCCGTAATGGTGGCGAGTTTTCCGTGGTAGACCTCGGCCCTGCCAACTACGTTGGTCTCTAAATGTGGAGTGCATATCTTTTCCAAACGACAACAGGGCGGATAGGGCCAAGACTTAATTATGAGACAGTGGACTGGTCTATCGATCTAAATGATGTTGAAGGTATCAACCTAAGGCTCCGTAAGAGTGAACTACCGGACATTAACCTAAAAAAGTGGCTCTCTCCGTGGTGGGCTGGTGTGGTGCTTCTATGGAACAGAACGCCCGTTGTGGCGGGACCACTTATCAGTAGGCCATATGAGAATACTGATTTCATTACTATAGGCTGCGGAGGAATCCGTTCTGTACTGACCAAGAGGTTTGTAGTCGAAGAATTCTCCAACTGGGACGATCTACCAAGGAAGGGGCATCTTGGCTGGAAAGATTACAGTCTAGGTACCATCGCAAAGAAGGTAGTACAGGCTGCACAGGACAAACCGGGTGGTAAACTTCCTATTACATATGCCCTCCCAGATATTGCAGGAATCCACGAAAGAAACTATGAAGGTTTCAATGTAGCTAACCTCACTGCCGATGGCGTTCTGTCGAATTTGTCAGACGTTACTGGCGGACCTGATATAATGTTTAAACCAAGACTTTTGCAAGACAGTGTTTTGACATTTGATATGTGGACAGGCACTGACACCCAGCCGAGGATTTACCAGAAGCACACTCCTGTATGGGACGTGACCCCTGTTAGGGGTTCTGTCGTTGACATGAACCTTATTACAACTGGAACATACCAGACAGGTAGAGTGTACGCAGTCGGTACCGGTCAGGACAGAGGTACCGTAATCAAGGTAGAAACTGATCCTACCATGATTCAGCAGGAATATCCACTTCTTGAGTCCTATATTAGCTACTCAAACAGTGAAGACCCGCAGGTCGTTCAAGGACACGCCAAGGCGAGTCTGGAGGCCAACATCGGCCCACTGGTTGAGATACAGATGACCGTAAGAGGTGACGGAGATATTCCCTTCGGGGAATTCTGGCCGGGAGACCTCGTGAATGTAGCGACTAAGGGATGGTTGGCTATCCCTGATGGTATGACCCAGATGCGCCTTTTGAGCATGTCTGGAGACAGCAGCAACAACGTGAAGGTCAGCCTCCAAAGGGATGACCGTTACACGTAAGAGACAAACGATGAGGCAGTAATGGAAGTAAGACGAATTAACCCTGAAGCGGGAGTTGTCCGAGAGATCATTGACCTTCGAAGGAGGGTCAGGTCTCAGGAAACTAGAGCATCCGGTAATATTGTCGTCCGCGAAACACTAACGGCTGTAGACCCCGATACCGGTGTAGAAACCATCATCGGACTCCTTCCAGACGGCACGTACGGCTTCCAGCCGTTCGTAGGGGACATTATCCCACCTCCGGTGGCTACAGCCCCTACAGCGACCGCACAGCCCGGTTTGATGACCGTCCGCTGGGACGGTAAGTTCGTTGCCGATGCTGCCAAGCCACGAGACTTTGAACAGGTCAACGTCATCGGCCACAAGATCGTGGACGGCGTGACTGTATCCAGCGCGACCATCGGCCTGATCCGTAACAAGGATGCCGCTTCCTACATCAACGAAGAGGTCATTGCCGAGGATGAGACATGGCAGTTCTCCCTTGAATCTGAGGACTACAACGGCAACAAGGCTGCTCTGAGTGCACGCAGCCCCATAATCACCATGATCGGCATCATGTCCCCTGCCCTTGTCGAGGACAAGCTTCAGGAGCTACGCGACGAGGACACTGCTCTTAGTGATCGCGCCGACCAGACACAGGACGCCCTAGCAGACGCTCAGGCGCTTGCTGACGCCCTGCTTGCGAAGGGGCAGAACCTTGCCATCAACGGTGACTTTGACGTGCCTCTGGTGGCAGGAAAGCCTGTTACCGGCTGGCCTAGCTTTACGCTGTCGTCCATTGGGACCACTGCATCTGTTGCCCGTACAGGAACACAGTACCTTAGGGCTGCACCGCTGTCAACTCCAGCCTACGCCTACACCAACGATGTGTCTTCCGCCAGCGGACGCATCTACCGTGCCGAGTACTGGGCCAAGCTTGCACAGACCGCAACGGTCACCGATGGCACTACAGGCCTTGGGTTCCTCTTTACCACTACCGACCTTGATGGCACTGTAACCGCCAACGCGGTTACCGATACAACTGTTCCAGTCGCATCTCTTACCACTAGCACATGGGTAAAGGTAACCAAGGATTATACTGTAACATCTCCGGCCAACAAAATCAAGTTTGGGCCGAGAGTCACCGGTAACGGAAACGTTTATTACATCGACAGCTTCAAGGTTACCGATGTCACAGAAGCCCTCGCGGCCCAGCAAAAGGCTGACTCAGCCTTCGCCAACGCTCAACAGGCCGCTACTGCTGCCGGAACAGCGCAGACTTCAGCCGACACCAAAAACAGGAACTGGTATCAGGCAACTGCCCCGGCAGGTGTCTCCCACAAAGACGGCGACACTTGGTTCGATACTGACGATGATAACAGAATCTACATCTGGAATGCAACTGCTGGACCGCTTGGCACAGGTGCTTGGATCGACATGCGCGACAAGGCCATTGAAGCCGCAAATACCATTGCAACCGGCGCTCAGGCAACTGCGGACGGCAAGAACAAAAACTATTACAACGCCACCAAGCCTACAGGTGGCACCTATAAGGACGGCGACCAGTGGTTTGACACAGGCAACGGAAACAAGCTCTACCTGTGGAAGACAGCCAGCAATGACTGGATCGCATTCCAAGATGCAGCTATTGCTTCTCTGAACGTCGCTGTTACTGCGGCCAAGGCGTCCGCTGACGGTAAGACAACTACATACTACCAGACAACACAGCCCTCCGGTGGAACCTACATCAAGGGGGACATCTGGATCGACACGGATGACAACTACAAGATGTACATGTACCCCGGAACGGGGACCACATGGACTTCTGTACAGGACTCCAACGGTGCTCTTCTTGCTGCCAACGGTAAGAACAAATCTACCATGGCGGGTACGGCCCCGTCAAGCCCTGCAACAGGCGACATCTGGATCGACACCGCAAACGGTAACCAGATCAAGACTTGGAACGGTGCTGTCTGGTCCGACGCACGAGACACCTCTATAGCCGCTGCTGCTGCTGCTGCTACGGCTGCTCAAACATCTGCCAACGGTAAGAATAAAAACTACTACCAGACATCTATGCCAACTGGTGGAACCTACATTCTCGGTGACACATGGTTTGATACTGACGACGGGAATAAGGTTTACATCCACAATGGGTCAACCTTTATCGCTGCACCTTTTGGCACTAACGCTATTGCGAACCAAGCCATCACGAATGCCCAAATCTTTGATGCCACAATTCAGGCCGCAAAGATTGGGTCTGTAGACGCTGGAACCATCACCGTGGGTACTCTCAGTGCTAACCGCATTGGTGCTGGAACCGTTACAGCAGAGAAACTTACAATTGGTGTTGGACCTAACATCCTACTGGACCCTGCCTTGCAGGACGCTACACTCAACGCTGCCCGACTAGCTGTGTCAAATGCTAGCGTAACTGAAGGTGTGTGGAGCATTGTGGCAGGTGAGGCGGTTCTTACTTACACAGCAGGTACCCATACATCTGCCCAATCCGTATTCAATATGCGCTCAGCTAGCTCCGGGTCCGTTGCGGCACAAATACCTGTCACTCCCGGAGCGGAATACCGACTAACCACGGAAGCATTTCGTGCAACCGGAACTACCCCGCAGGTACGTTACGCGATCTACTACAAGAAAACGGACGGATCATTCGTATACGTAGGGGATAGTTCGGGAGCCGCGTACACGTCTCTGACTGTAGACGGCTGGCAGACAGTGACCCGTAAGTGGGTAGCCCCTGCTGATGCTGTCTTTGCGGGATTCGATTTGCAGACAAACCTTTCGGGAAACGCGAATGGCCTGAAATTCCGTAACCCTTCGGTGTCTATGAAGGTTGACGGTTCTCTAATCGTGGATGGTTCCATTGTTGCTGGGTCTGCCATTATTGCGGACGGTGCAATTGGAAATGCACAGATCACAAATGCCACCATCACTAGCGCAAAGATCAGTGAAATCGACGCTGGGAAGATTCAGTCCGGGTTCATCGATGCTCAGCGAATTGACGCAGGCTCAATCTCTGCAAACAAGCTGGCTGTCGGGGACTTCGCCAACCTGCTCGATGACCCGTCATTTGAAGCTGGCCCGGTCAAGTCACCATGGGTTGTTTCCGGTGGAGCAACGATCCAGACGGATTCGGGACGAAACAACACAATGGTTCTGCGCTCAAATGCTGGACGAACCGCTACCATCGTTGGTACACAAAACGGTGTACGACTCGCTACAAACGACTCCTTTGTTTTCCGTATGTGGCTATACATTAACGTTACAACAACGTCTGCTGGTCAAATTAAGGTTCTTGGGCAATACAAGAACAAGGCGGGAACTGTTGTCAATACGGTAACCCTTTATAGCATTCAGTCCGGAACAACTTCCGGCTGGAAGATGTATGAGTCCACTCCAATCAAGATTACTGACGCGTCCATTGAGACAATGACCGTTCAGCTTTCTGTAGATACCGCCTTCACTGGCCTAGCCATCTTCGATGATCTTGAGGTTCGTCGTCAGACCGGTGCCACCCTGATTGAACAGGGAGCCATCACCACTAACCATATCACATCCTCTGGGCTAGACGCTGGTGCGATTACCGCTGGGACGCTCACTGCACTACAGATTCAGTCCGGTGCAATTACTGCCGATAAGATGCTTCTGACCAGTTTCGACAACCTTGTGGAAAATGGTAGTTTTGAGTACGGCATGGCTAACTGGCCCACTACCACTAGCTGGAGCTTGGATACAGTTAATGGTAGAGTTACTCCGAACTGCTTAAAGGTTACTGGTATCACTGTAAGAGCCTTTGGCCCTACCTCAAGTGCGTACATTCCTATTGAGGCTGGCGATCAGGATGCTTACCGTCTTTCAGGGTGGGTGAAAACCACAGCCACCTCCGGAGATGTAGCAGAGCTTTGCATGTACTACTATGATGGAACCAAGACATTCGTCTCCAACTCTAACCTCTACATCCCAACAGCGTCCACAGACAGCACATGGAGATTCTTCTCCAAGCTGTTCTACCCACCGGCAGGTGTCGCCTACTTCAGAGTCCGCCCTAACGCTACAATGACCAACGCCGCTGATATCATGTACTTCGATGATATCTCGGTGAACAAGGCTGTAGGCGCTGACCTCATCGTTGACGGCGCTATCACAACCCAGCACATGACTTCCGGCACTATTGATGCCAGTGTCCTCACCGCTGGGTCTGTCAAGGCTGTCCAGTTGGGTGCCAAGTCGATCACAACAGACAAGCTGATCGTTTCCTCCAGCAATAACCTGCTTATTGAACCTGATTTCAGCCTCAACGGTATTTCATGGACCACTAGTGCGAACATATCAATCAATGCTACTGCCGGTCGTGGGTCAACGCCCGCACTCCGATTCACTGGAACAACTTCGGCCCTGAACAGCTACAACCTGATCGGTAAGGGTCCGGATGTCACCAATAAGATTGCAGTGGATTCTGACAACCGCTTTAGAGCATCGTTCTGGGTGAAATCCACTGAGGCACTTCCTGTAAATGCGGTCAAGCTTGCTATGCGCCGCTACACAACAGGCTCAGCACAGACTGCCACCACAATGGTTGGTAATGATGCTGTACTGGTTCCGAACGTTTGGACGCAATTCGAAGCGGTCTCACCTGCACTAGCTGCGGGCACTAATGGCGTTGGTTCCATTATTGCTCTGGATTTCTACCTGATTGTGGACAACCTCACAACAGGTGGTATCACCGATATTGACGCAGTTTCGGTGACTCGTGCCGCAGATGGTAAGCTTGTCGTGGACGGCTCCATCACATCCACCAAGCTGGAGACCAACTTGGTTCTCGCCACCAAGATCATTGCCGGTTCTGAGACAGGGACTCACGCGGCCATGGAGCCTACCGGCTTCAAGGTTTACGCTGCTGATCCGGGTGGTGGGGCACCTGTGGAAGTTGTCCGTCTGGGTGTTGCTGCCACCGATGACTACTTTGCCATCACGAAGTCCAATGGTGACTTGGCGGCTTCCATCTCACAGGATGGTGTCATGTCGGCTCTGGACGTGAACGCCTCACGCGCCCTATTCTACAAGGGAAACGAGATGCAGTCCCTGCTGGATGACATGCCTCGCGGTGTCATTGCAGCAGCATACCGCGATACTAACTCTGCGGTCAACGGTGGTACCACTAACGGTAACATCCCGTTCCTCCGTCTAGAGGCATATCTAGAGGCAGGACGAATCTACAGGATTTCAACCTCCCCTCTAAGAATCTCCCGTGACGCGGGAGCATCGGTTACCGTTGGAATCAAATACAACAGCACAGGAACCGCAACAACTCCTAACTTGGCGACAGTTACATCACCTGACCTTGCACAATCAATTGTGTGGGATGAGGCCAACTCCCCTGTGGTATCAGAACTGTTTGCACTCACTAGTGGTTCGTCCAAATGGGTGTCGTTCCTGATCTGGCTGGGAGCGCTCAGTGGCAATGCTGGGTTCCGCCCTTCCGGTGCATCTCCCGCACGCCTTATCGTGGAGGATGTAGGCCCGAACAGGAATAC